GGAGGCGCATCTGTTGGCGGTGTTTCCACGGGCGGCGCATCTACTAACGGTTCAGGAATACTTTCATTATCAGGTTGCGGTGCAACTTCTACAACTGGTTGCGGTGTAGGCGCTGGTTCAATTACAGGCGGTGGAACTGGCACAACAGGCGGGGCAGGTATAACAGGTGTAAGCGGAACTTCTTGTACTACAGTAGATGTATCACTTGTAATTGTGGAGGTATCTAGTGCTGTATTCGTATCTATTACTGCCGATTGGGTTTCTGTTGGGCTTACTTGCGGGGTTGGAGTTTCACTCGGCGCAAGGCTTGGCGCGGGTGAAGAAGTTGGAGAAGGACTTGGTAGTGGTGCAAGCGAATTTGTTGGTGTGTCGCTCGGAGTTGGAGAAGGCGCAGGTTGCACTACAACTAAAGGGGTAGACCCAATAACTAAAGTTACTGCGTTTGACCAAGTAGAATACAAATGCAAAGTATCGTTATCAGCGCGAATCATAAAAATCCACTCAGTACCAGCAGGTGCAAGTTGCAAAAATAACGCAACAGGAATACTTATTTTTGTACGAAGCGCATTGTTGTCGCCGCCGTTACCAGTAGCAATTCCATAACCTTGTGTGGTCGTAATGTTAAAAGCAATTGCATAGCGTTCAGGTAGGACAGTATTGCCTTGCGGGGCTTCCCATTGAAGTTTTACAAAAGAACCACTTAATTCAACTTGTAAGTTTGTTGGCGCATTGTAAATTGTACCCTCAGCAAATGCGGTTGGAAAAAATAGAGAAGTACCAATAATTAAAAGAAATGCTGCAAATAAACGGGGAAGTTTCATTTATACCTTTTAGTTAATGACGGTTACATAAAATTTCGTAAATTGAATCCACTCTTTCTTCCAAGCGTTCAAGCCGCTTAGAGTTAATGTTTACGGAATCACGCAAACTGCTGCCGCCATTAGGCTTCAATTCCATAAGGTAAGACTTAACTAAAAACCTTATTACGCCTATGAATCCAGTTATAAAAGCAACTAGAGCAGCAATTATTGCTGCCCATTCTTGAGGTGTCATTGTTAAACCTTTCGGTTATGGGTTAAGTTGCGCCTTCAATTCTGCAATTTCCTTCGCCATGTCTTGAATAATCGGAATAAGAGCAATAGCAATACGGTCGTAATTGACTGCATCGGGTTGCCCTTGATCGTTGTAAACAACCAATAAATCTTTAAGTACAGGTATTTGTGCTAAATCTTCTGCAATGAGTCCAAGCAAGCGAGGCAAGCCGTCGGTAGTTCCTTGTTCTTCGGCTGCTGCTTTATCTACATAAGATTTAGGTTCTAACGCAAGTATGGAATCTATCGGAATAGATTGTGGTTCTATGGCTACTTTATAGCGTTGAGATGAAGTAGAACGCGCTATTAAACCTGTAATAGAATTAATAAAAGTATTAGCAGATGAAGTAGTTGTTGGATGACCACCGTTGTAAAAATAAGAGTTAGCGTAAGTATTACCTGTAATAGTTGCAGTAGTACCTGCCGTTATGTAAGTACCAGCATTAACGCCAGTCGTAGTGCTAAGAATGTTAAAACTAGCATTTCCACTAGATGAATTCATGCCGTAACTTGTAGCAGGATTACCAATAAAAGATGAACCAATTAAAAACCCGCCTATGTAAGCGCCATTAGCGTCAATGGTGTCGCAAACAATGTTTCCTTTAACATAAACGCCTTGTGCTGACATAAATCCGCTTGGGCTTACATGAAACGCAGTACCGCTTGAACCTGCGTTAATTTCAATAGCCGATAAAGTTCCTGTTGTTATTGAACCAGCGTCAATGTTTGCAATCACTAAACCTGAAACAGTAACGCTAGTCCATGAAGTACCACCAGCACCCGAAAATTGTGCAATTACTTTATTAGCATAAGTGCCACTTGCACCGTATTGATACCAAATGTCGCCAACTTGGTTAGCAGTAGAACCCGGAGTTGATGTTGAATAATAAACTTTATTTTTACCATCGGCAGTTGTTTGTGCGTATGTTGCTTGAGTGGAAGCAATAGTGGCTTGCGATTGTGCAATTGTGGCTTGGGCTAAAGCATTAACAGATTGCGCAGATGCAGTAGTCGCTTGAGTTGAAGCATCATCGGCTGTATAAGCAGCAGAATTTGGCCCACTTTCTAATTTTGCAATACGATCGCCAATGCCATTAAAAATGTCTTGCAAATTAGGTGGAAGATTAACAAATGCCATTATTTCTCCTAACTAACTGAACCTGCGGCTAATTGCCGTGTAAGGGTAAGACTAACGCGGCTTGGCCCATTCTCGCCAGGGCTTACGCTAATAGCCACAATACGCAAAACGATACTTAAACCTGCTGGAAAATAATCATCTACTATGTCTAATCGAACTTCATCGCCAATGTTGTATTGCGGATAGTAAGGATCAACATAAGGTGGCACAACAATTTCAATAGTAGTTGGTGGATAAGAGGTAGCGTTTAATTGTCCAAGCGTTACCGCTTTAAGTAAATTTACATCGGCTATGTCAATGTAATTAGCCACATCTTCTAACAATGGGAATCCATCTGTGTATTTTGATGAGTCAATAGCAGTAGCAGCAAGTTTTGTTCCATTAGCACCATAGCCAAGCCCATAAAGTCTATTAACAGCAGTATTGCCATCTTCGGGAAATCTGTAAGAAATAAGATTGCCAGGAAATTGAAAAACCGAAGCAATAGGAGAACTTGTTGAATACGCAGTTCCAAGCGGAATACCCATAACAAATTGATTAGTTAATACTCCGCCTGTATTGTAAGGTTTAATAGCAAAATCAAAATAACTTTGCGCTAAATCTTTAACAGCCTGATACACAGATTTGTATTCATAATTATTGTAAGTTCTATTAGTTGAATAGCCGCTACTAGGAACTGTGGCATAAGTTAAACCTGTTTTACCGTAAGATTTGGCTTCGGTGTATTGCATTAAATCTTTAGCAATGTATGTAGGGTCTTTAGATGTGTAAGTTTTAGTATCGCTAATACGGCGGCGTTGATACAGACTTAACATTTCTTGAGCCGTAATGTGAAGGCTTTGATTTTCTGAATCATACTCACGATTCCAAATAACACCCGACCATACTGGAATAGTGGCTAAAGTTTGTGGATCAGAGTAAAGAACCCACAAAATTGTTTGTCCTGGAATTGTGCCATTATAAACATTTAAATTTGCAGAGTTAATACCTGATAACAAAACTTCGCCTTGAAATGTACCAATAGAGTTAAGTTGTTGCGTAAAATTTACATTAGTAAAAGGTAATTCAGCAATAATAGGGTTAGCAGATGAACCCGATTGATACACGCTTGTTGTTGCATAGCGAAATTCTGCTGTAGCCATTACACATACGCATTTCGGTAAGTAACGGACATTGAGCCAACGGTGCTAGTCCATGTTGCCGAACTTGTATTAGGTGGGATAGATAGCCAGCCATTAGATGAAGCCGTCATAAGATTGCGTGTAGGAATTGTGTCGTAGTAAATAACGCGTTGTAGCAAATCCACCACTAAAGAATGTCCAGTAGCAAGATTGGCAAAATACATAGTAATTGTTCCATCGGTAATAGAACCGCTTGTAGCACTTGTTGAGGCAATAGTAATAACAGGAGCAGAAGTAGCCCAACCTGTATTTGCCACAGTAAAAGAAGTGCCTGTTTTAGTTGTACCCGCATCATCGTAATAACGCGGATCAGGAAAAGATAATTGCGCTTGAGTTTCAATGTAACCATAAGTAAATTCAGGGTTTACAGGAGTAGTAAAGCCACGCGAGCGCCCATACATACGCTTAGTGCCTGTATCGGCTGTTAATTGGTATTGGAAAAGTTGTAATTGACTACTAGCAGGTGTCGCACCTGTAGGATCAACATAATAGCCAAGCACTTGCGGAGCAAAGTATGATTGTAAGTTTTTGTAATAATACTGCGCTGTATTAGAATTATCGCCAAGCACCAACATACTAAGAGTAACGGTGCGCTCGTCATAAAAATCCCGACCTGAATACGAACCATCAAGGTATCCGCGATTTTCATCTTGAATACGAAGGGGTGAAGTGCCGCCTAAACCATCTATGTTAGTTACAACATAGTTAGTACCAGCACCAACAGTTAAACCGTTAAAAGACATTTGATAATTGTTAAGAGTCATCGTTTAGCCCCTATTGGTATGCCATTTCTAGCCTTGGAAAGTTTTCGAGCAATGTCATTTGTATCAGAAGCATACACAGTTGTATTGTTAACTACTGTGGTGCTTGATGTTGCAGTGCTTGGTTTTGCAATTATTTTTACTGGTTTACCTGTTAAATTAGGAGTTGCAGCAGCATAATTAGTTGGGTCTTGAGAAGGTAATGCGCTAGGAGTGTAAGTTTTTTTACTTAATACATCGTGTAGCATTTTAGTTGCTACCGCAGTACCTACAATGGCTGCAACTGCTGTTAAACCTAAACCTGCGCTTATACCGCCTGTAGCAAAAGCCTCAGCAATACCTACAGCAATCCAAGCATCGCGCAAAGCATTGATGGCTACAATTGTGGCAGAAATTCCCGCCGCAATTTTACTGCCAATCCATAAACCAGCCAATGCCGCACCAAATTGTGTAATAACAGTTTTATTATCGCTAAACCATTTGCCAAACTTTTCTAAACTAGGCAAGGCTGTTTTAATAACCCAATCAGTTAATTTTTGCGCAGTAGGTAAAAGAGCAGTACCCAACTTAACTTGCAATTCTTCAAAACTGGCTTGCAAAATACGCAATTTACCAGGAAGGGTGTCACCAAATTTTTGAGCAGCCCCACCCGCGCGATCTTCAACGGCTTTAAGAATTGTTGCTAAACTTGCGCCTTTAGGAATAGTTTTGCCAATAGCAATACCTAAATCACCAAGACCTTTAGCCTGACCAATAGAAGCGCGGGCTAATAAGCGCCCTGCATCGGCTAATGAAATTTGTTTGAATCGAGCCAAATCTGCGGCAACACTAAGAGTATCCAACGCCATTTTAGGACTACCTGAAGCAGCCGTCATTGTGGCTAACGCTGCATAAGTTTCATCATAAGTGAAACCAAGTTTTTTCATAGATTCAGCGTGATCGTCAATAATTGGTTTTGCTGCGCTAAAACTTACGCCTGTATTACTTACAGCAGTTTCTAATTTAGCCTGAGATGTTTGCAATTTACCAAGTGCATCTAGGCTAGTTATTGCTAATACGGCAAAAGCGCCGCCAAGACCAATGGCGGCAGTACGAGCAATTTTCATAGTGCGCTCTAAACGAGCAACGCTGGCGTTAGCAAGTAAACCGTTTTTTTCCATAGCGGTTAATTCTTTATTTATTAAGCCAAAACCAACAAGTGCCTCATTAACTTTAGCCTTTACTTCAAAAACAACTGGTGGAAAAAACTCCATTGTTTATCCTTTCAGGCTAAGTGCTTACGCATGATTGCGTAATGCTCACGGCGGTATTTATCAAATGCTGGTTTCATGTATGGAAAATGTTGTCCACCTTGCCAACTTGAAGGGTTATACGGACTACCCATTTCAACGCTTCGACCATAAACAATAGTTGGGCCAACTAATGCAAGATAACTGCCAAATCCTTGTCTAAACTTTTCGCCCCGAATAGATCGGCGCAAATTACCCGTCACATTCATAGGCGGTTGCCCTGATGTTGCAGGATAAGGAGAGTTTTTTCTATCGCCCTTAATTTCCTCTTGGGCTAATTGAATAAGGCGAGTCATCATTTCATCGCGCGCCATGCGAGCGCCAGCATCTAACTTGTCCATAGCCCTAGTAACTGCGGCTTTGACTTGCCAAATGTTATTGCTCATTAGTTATCTCTCTAACCATAGAACTGATGGATACAAGCCAATCTAATAACACCGCAGGTTGCTCATCTACTTCTGATGGAGTCCAACCAAATTCTTTTGCAATTTGGTAGTAATAGTATTGCTCGTCAGGATAATTAAAATTGGGGCTTCTCTCTGTGCCTGTTAATAAATCTTTTAACCGAGAGATTTGTCTAAAGGGCTATCAGCGCCTAAGTCTTGCGTAAAATCAGGAAATAAAAGACTCTGTGCATCTTGCGCTTCTTTTGCTAACGCATCATAATCAGCCAATTCCATTTCGCCTAAAGATGAAAGCATTACTGATGGAATTATTAAATCAAGTGTCCAAGATTCAACTAAAATGGCAATTAGTCCATCAACCATGTTTAGGCTTTGCATTAAACCTTCTTGCCCATTAGCGGCTTCAAACACTTTACGACGATCTTTTACCTTTAATGTTTTAGGATCACGCAAAACTACTTGCGCTTTAGTAATAGGGAGTGTAATTGTTTTAGACATAATTTCCTTCCAACTGCCTTCGTTTATTTGGGTTAGGTGGGGGAGTGGGAAGGCGGCACATCCCCCACCCAACATTATCTCAGGTTACTGATAAGTACCTGAAGCCTTAGCATTTTGTAGCACCCATTTGATGTTTGAGTAGCCTGATGTTGCACCCGCATCTGTGGTATTACCTTGCGCATTAAGGTCAATTTCAATCTCTACAAAATCTTTAGAGCGGTCAATCATTGATGCTATGTAAGCACCTTTTGTAGTAGTAAATTGAATCTGAGTCGCGCTTGCACCTGTTCCTTGTGACCAGTTGAAAACAATTGCTGGTTGTGTGTTTGTAAGGAATCGAGTGAGTTCAGTATCGGCTTCCATAACGAAGCGAATCTTGCCTTTAGTTTCAAGCGCACCCAAGAAAATTGAGTAAGGCGCTTTGGTGTTAGAAATACCGAAAATAGGCGTTACTGGGCGCACCATGTCCAAGTTACCTTCAACCGAGTTAGAGATGGATGAGCCGCCGATAGATACGGTAGCAATCCAAGTTGGTGTAGGTAGCACAGTGGAGAATGATGGGGTTGGGGTTGAGGCTGTAGCAGAAGCGAAGCCTGTTCCCTTAGCATCGTAGTCAAGTAATCCGTCAGCCGTAAACTTTAAAGATAGTTCGTGGATTTGGATACCTGCGTATGCGCGCACATTGGCTGCATAATAATCGGTTAGCGTAAAGGCAGTTGGTTGAGCATCTGAACCTGTGGCTGTAGCGTTTTTAATGCTAATAGTGTGGGTGTATGGGGCTGTTGCGCCTGTAGTGGCTACATCGCCAAGCAGACCGCCTAAAGCGTAACCAAAAGTATCTGCGAATACAGGGCCACCAAAATCAAAAGTGGAGTGAGTGCGACCTTGAATGTACGCATAGTTCTTTACAAGAGAACCGCGCAAACCCTCATCGTATAGTTCGCCAATTAGATCAACTGGCTTAATTTTAGAGGCTGTTACTGGGATAAAATCTGTTGGGGTAACTGCTGTTCCCTTAGTGGCTTCTTTAGCAATCCCCAAATAACTTCGGTGGGTATTTTGTACGGTCATTTATTCACTCTCCTACTGTTGGGGCTGGTGTTGCCTTGGTGGATTTGGATGGAGAAACATCAGGTGCGCTAAAATCATCGGGCGCATCAAAGTTATCCCCTGGTTCTACTGTCATTGAGATAGTAGGAAAACTGCGCTCATCTTCACCTGTATAGGTAAATGAAGCCATGTGTTTCTCCTTATGCTTGAATCATTTGGGTTACATCGAATCGCAAGGTAGCCCAAGTTTCTGTTGAGTTGCCATTTTGTGACATTGGTTCACCATACGAAACATCTATTAACGGTTCTGCGCCTTGCCATACCAGCGTTCCTGAAGTATCACCAAAGCGGTGATCTGAACGCAATAGGGTTTTAAGGTTATCTATAGTTTGATCGAAATTATCCATAGTATCTTCAGCGTTGCGTTCCATTGAATGATGAAAAAGTTGAATTGCTACGGTGTAATCAACACGCTTCCAACCATTAGTTGCCCCGCCTACTGCAATACGCTGTTCGCGTTCGCTTTCAATAAAAATAACGGCTGCGCAACGATTAAGTTGGCTAGGCAAAGAATTTGTTTCAAAGTTAATACGCTTAGGAAATGAAGTAAATACTTGATTAATACCATCAACTTGCGGTGGCAAAATAAAATTGTAAAGAGTAGAACGGACTTGTACGCGACCTACAGCCATTACCGTACCCTTCTATAAGGCATTAGCAATTCTTTTGCTAACGCAATCTCCTCACCGAGTTTGTCTGCTCCTGGGAGCGATGAACCCGCGCGGCTTGAAATAGCCATAGTCATAGATGAATCACCACGAACTTTAAGGAAGGCGGTAGTAACTAAAATTGCTGCTTCTTTAATAGCAGGTGGCAGGGCTGAAATAGAAATACCTGCTGCATGGCTATAACTTAAAGGCGATACAAGCGGCACAGTAGTTGAGCCAAAAGTGTAAGTTGAGGCAACAATTACATTTTCGCTACTCATACCGTCATAAATCTTCATCATTTGACCAGCAACAATGCCTGTGCCAGCCGCTACGGTAAGACTTGATTGGGTTGCTGTAGCGCTTGCAATAGTTGTATTAGCGTATCCAGCGATGTAGGTATAGCGGATGTAGGTTTCAACGCGTGGACTAGTAGGAAAGCCAAATTGAAGCGCGCCCTGAGATGAGTAAGTTAAAGATAAATTTGCGTAAGGAACAATAATTACTTGATCTTCAATCCACGCTTGAGAGCAATCAGGGATTGTTTGTAAATCGGTTGAAGGGTTGCCGTATTGAAAAGAAGTAAGGGCAATAACAGGGTTGTAGCGTGGGTGAAGGCGAATAGTGCCATCTGCGCTAATTCGTGTGCGCTGTTGTTCTTGTTCTGTTGTAGCCGCTAAAACTTGGTTGCAGTATGTATCAATCCATGAGGAAGCGCGCGCAATAACATTGTTTAGTTCAGCATCTTGAACATCGGGGTCTTGGGAATTAAACACAAGATTATCAATGTCAATCGCTGTAGGCGCATTCTTAAACTCATCAAGGGTCAAATAGGGAGTGGAGAACTGATGAGTTGTACCTGTATAAGCATTAGCCATTTATTTCTCCGCACTTTGAGCATTGTTTGAAAAACGATCCAAACCCACACTTCTTGCATGGGTATCCTGCGGCAGTTGTAACACCGCCTAAACTCGCCTCACCCAAGCCTTCTTCTTTTAACTTCTTACGCAATTTAGGGTTATTGATTTCAAACATCCCATCCTTGCCAGCCTTCAAAACTTTTTCGCCGCGAGATGTAGTTACGGATAACTCACGCATACCCTTTGGGCCAATCATTTTTCCCATAGCCAACCCCCTATTTAATAAATGAGCAGTTTTGACTCATGCTCAGGAGTTTAAATTTACTTAGGCAGACTTAATACCTGATACAACACCATTCCAAGCAGGTGCGTAGCAGAAGAAAGTTCCACGGAAGTATGTGCTGAACTCATAAGCAAACTGAGTTACTGGCCATTGAATACCCATGTAATCTTGAACCATCACATTTGCCCAAACATCAGATACCTCAGTATCAGGGATAGGAAGTGTGTAGGAAAGAACTGGGGCAACGCCCTGTGGCAGCCATGGGTGAACAGTTAAGTCCACCATCTTGCCTGTGATCTCATTGTGAAGCGCACCAATTACAGCGCCACCAACATAGTCACCAGTATCGGTCTGTGAAAGATTGATACGGTAGTTAGCGGTTGAGCCGTTCTTGATTGCATCTGAGAGTTGCTTACGATCTCCACCATTAAGCAATACTTCGTCAGGATCGCCCTTAACTGCATCGTAAAGGGTAGCGAATACACTTTGGAATTCTGCGCCTGGATTAGCAGTTGAGAAGGTTGCATTGACTTCGTTAATTGCACCTGAGTTTGAACCCAAGACAGTTGCGAGGATTCCATCGTAACCTGTTGCATAAGCAGAAGTATCTGCTGAGATTGTTGAAGCAAGTGTACCAGTTGTGTTGTAAACGAGGTTATCACCAGTTGTAACTGTTGAAGCCGCGCCTTGAACTACACCTGAAAGTGATGAGATACGACCCAAGAGGTGAGCGTTAGCAGCACCAGTTGTTGTACCAACATAAACTTTAGTACCAATTGCACCAGCAACATTGTTTACTGTAACTACAAGAACGCCACCGCTAGAAACAGCCTGTGACTGAACTGAAGAAAGAACAGACTCACCAAATGAACCAGCATCAGAAGTTGCATAGACATAATAAGTTGTTGCAGTCATAGCAGTTTCACCTGCTGCAGCCGCGCG